GATAACTACTTGCTAACACTTATAAAAGTATTACTTTCTTATGGCAACACCTTTAAAATATAGTAAAGTTAAAGTAATTAAAATTACACCTATTCAAGATGCTACATTGAAAAAATTAGATTCTTATCAAATCAATGTAGCTCAATTCATAAGGGATGCTATTTCTGAAAAGATTAAACGAGAACACAGCGATCTAATACCGAAAGTTAAAAAAGAATATTGCCCTTTTTAAAATAAGTTATGAAACGTAAACCTAAACCCATCAAACATAAATGCGATCTTTGCAGGAGAAACGCAACCGTTAAAATATTTGGTGCGTGGCTTTGTGATATTCACTATGATAAAAAATACAGCAAAATGAAAACAGCAATCAACCAATTGATTAAATGGATTTGGTTAGACTTCTTTCCAAATGAGTTAGTAGATACAGAAACAGTCAATAAGATAGATTTAAAGGCTAAAGACTTAAAAGAGGTAGAGAAAGATATAATTATAAAAGCGTTCAATTCTGGGCGTTTATGTGAAGAAATGGGAATGGATAAAAGCGCAGAGGAGTACTTTGACGAAACTTTTGAAAAATAATTAAAAAATAATTGCTAAAGTTACGTTGTTGTATTAGTTTATTCATTATATTTGAAGCAAATTAATTCTCAATGTTAGAAAAGTTAGCTTTAGATCACGAGAAATGGGTACGAATGGCACAGTCTATTTGCGGAAACCGTGACAAAGCAAACGACTTAACTCAGGATATGTACCTGCAATTGCACGGAGTTACTAAAGAGATTAACGAATGGTATGTTTATCGAACTATCAAAACTCTTTTCTTAATGGAGTTGAGAGAAAACAAAAACAAAACATTTGTAGAGATTGAAAACTTAAACATCATTGATGAAACTTCTGACCATTACCAGAATAACATAAACTACGAAATAGTAAAGAAAGAATTTGATTCTCTTAAATGGCACGAAAAGACTATTATAAAATATAGTTATGAAGATGGATCGAGAGAGTGCGCTCGTAAAATGGGAATAGGCAGGGGAACGGTTTTAAATTACAGAAACAAATTAAAAAATAAAGTATGGCAAAGTCTAAAAAATCCAACGGGGTTGGAGATACTATCGCAAAGTTTACAGAAGCAATTGGAATTGAACCGTGTGCAGGGTGTACCGGCAGAAAGGCTCTTTTAAATGATTGGTTTCCGTATAAGAATGTAATTGAACTTACAGACGAACAAAAAGCTAAAGTAGCTGTTTTAAAAGATTTAGAAGATGAGGAAGTAGTAGCAATTTATAACGATGCTTTTAATACTGATTTGATTTTAGAACATTACAACGGAGGAGTTAAAGATGCGGTTATAAATTCATTGTTAAAATTAAGTACTTATTAAAGATTATATTTAAAAACCAACTAAATATTAAATTATGAAAAAGTCAGTATTATTATTAGCGAGTTTATTTTTATTGAGTTGTTCTCCAGAAGAAGCACCTAAAGATTGTGGCTGCGATAGAATTGTTGAAGTGGCTTCTTTTACGCTTCCAGACCGTTCGGTGTTTGGTAAATATACAACCATAAACGATTGTACGGGAGTTCAGAACAGTTACGATTGGAGAGGAACAGCACCAAGTAAAGGGAGTTGTAGATAATTGATTAATCAATACTTTTTTCAGAATGGAAGAAAAGACAAATGGAGGTGCAAGAGAGGGAGCAGGCAGAAAATCAAAGGTTGACGAGGAGAAAGTAAATACTATCTTTTTGTCAGCCTTAAAGGATTTGTATAAAAAAGAAACTGACGATGATGCAAAGATTATGTTTGTTAAATCCGTTTTATTAGAATCGCAAAGAGGACAGTTATTTATAGCGGAACACATATTCGGTAAACCAAAAGAAACAATAGACCAGAATGTTAATCTAAATAGTTTTGAGTTGAAAGACGTAATTAAATTTGATAACACTAAATCCTAAATATAAATCTTTATTCGCAAACGATACACGATTCTTTATAATTACGGGAGGTCGTGGAAGTTCAAAGAGTTTCGGGGTTGGCACATTTGCCAGCCTTTTGTCGTTTGAAACAGGGCATAAGATTCTATTCACTCGGCAGACAATGACAAGTGCGCACCTTTCGATTATTCCCGAATTTCAAGAGAAAATCGATTTAATGGATGCCAACCATCACTTCGACATTAACAAGTCCGAAATCGTAAACAAGCAAACCAAAAGCGAAATAATATTCAGAGGTATTAAATCTTCAAGCGGAGACCAAACGGCAAACCTTAAATCCTTGCAAGGTGTTACCACTTGGATATTAGATGAAGCGGAAGAACTCACAGACGAAAAGACTTTCGATAAAATCAATTTATCAATTAGGCAAAAAGGAATACAGAATAGGGTAATCTTAATACTTAATCCTGCAACAAAAGAACATTGGATATACAAACGTTTCTTTGAAAGTGCAGGAGTGGAAACAGGATTCAATGGAATAAAAGGAAACACAACTTATATTCATACTACTTACTTAGATAATATTCAAAACTTAGACCAGAGTTTTATCGATGAAGTTTTAAACATCGAAGCAACAAACCCGTTAAAATACAAACACGTTATACTTGGAGGTTGGTTGGATAAGTCAGAGGGTGCAGTCTTTACGAATTGGAAACTCGGAAAGTTCGAGGAAGTAGGACAATCTATTTACGGTCAGGATTACGGATTCTCAGTTGATCCAACTACATTAGTACAAACATCGATTGACAAACCAAATAAGCGCATTTACGTAAAGGAATTATTATATCAAACCAAACTGACCACTACAGAAATATCGGTTATTAATGCTCGTTATTGTGCGAACAGTTTAATCGTTGCCGATAGTGCAGAACCTCGATTGATTCACGAACTACGAAGCAGAGGAAACAATGTAAGAGAAACGATTAAAGGACCGGGAAGTGTAAGCGCAGGAATTGCTTTGATGCAGGATTATGAATTGATAATCGATAACGATTCTATTAATATAATCAAAGAACTAAACAACTACTCTTGGAGTGACAAGAAAAGCAACACGGCAATAGACGCTTTTAATCACGCTATCGATGCAATGCGTTACGCTATTTACTTTCAACTTGCTAAACCCAACGCAGGAAAATACAATATCGGTTGAGCCAAAATAACCTTATTGCATTATTAAGGTATGAAGATAACCATACCAACTACACTAAACGAAATTACCCTAAAACAGTATCAAACATTTAGGGCAGCAGTAGCAAAAAACAAAGACGAGGAGTTTGTTAAACTTGCTTTAGTTACTATCTTTTGTAAACTATCATTAGAAGATGTAATTAAAATCAGGATTAAAGACTTGAATAGTATTGCTTTACAAATTTCTCAAACACTACAGCAAGAGCCACAATTTATCCAACGCTTTAAACTCAACGGCAAAGAGTTTGGTTTTATTCCGAACTTAGATAAAATGACAGCAGGGGAATATATCGACTTAGACAAGTATTTACGTGAAGAAGAAGATTACCATTTAGCAATGGCAGTTTTATTCAGACCAATAGCCAACAATTTTAAAGACCTATACAACATCGAGCCTTATACAAGTTCTGAAACATACGGAAAGGAACTGTTAGATATGCCACTCGATGTTGCATTAGGTTCGATTGTTTTTTTTTACAATTTAAGCAACGAATTATTGAAATCTACGAAACATTATTTCCAAGCACAAACAGCGGAGAATCAACTTTTGGAGGAGGTTTTAGCGAAAAATGGGGTTGGTATCAATCAATTTATACAGTTGCTGGAAGCAGCATCTTTAAGTTTGGAGAAACTACGAACCTCGACATACATACTTTCTTAACGTTTTTAGAATTTAAAATAGATTTAGCACAAGAAGAAAACAAACACCTAAATAAAAATGAATAGTTTACTCACAACTTTAACCTTTTTAAAATCACTCTTTGAATTAGACACCAGAGTTACAACCGTAATCGAGGGCGAGGGCGAAGAAATAGATACGTATAAAACAAATCAGTACCCATTGGTTAATCTTTCAATAGGTACAACTACAGTAGGAATTGGAGAGGTAAAACATCAATTTGTAGTACACGCATTAACACAAAGAAACACAAGTAAGGTGGCAAGTTCAGACCGATTTTATAAAAACGATAATAAGTTGGATAATCTCGATTTGACTTCTGATATAATCATTAAAGCAATCACGAATTTAAAAACGCAAGATAATACAAACGATATTGATTTAAGCAATGAGCCAACACTCGAAGCGATAAAGTTTGATTTCTTAAACATTTTAGATGGGTATTCCTGCACGTTTGAATTAACAATAGCTAATAACACAAGCGGATGTTTCTCTTAAATACACAAGTAGTTACACAAGCCTTTGCTGATTATGTAGTGCAACAGGCAAGGACAAACTTAACTAAAGGAGGGAAGAACGTTTCAAAGGATTTATACAACTCGATTACAAAAGAAGTAGTAAGCGATACAGATAACAACTATACTATTATAGGATTTTCGATGGATGGGTACGGTCAGTTTGTGGATCAAGGGGTAAAGGGTAAAAGTTCAAGTAGTAAAGCACCAAACAGTCCTTTTAAGTTTGGGAGTGGCACGGGTAAAAAAGGCGGTTTAAGTAAAGGGATTTTAAATTGGGTAAAGGCGAGAGGGTTTCAATTTCAAGATAAAAAATCAGGTAGGTTTTTATCCTATCAAAGTACAGCCTTTTTAATCTCACGTTCCATTTATCACAAAGGAATGAAACCGAGTAACTTCTTTTCGAGACCTTTAGAATTAGGATTTAAAAAATATGTAGATACAGATTTAATGAAAGCCTTTGGGCAGGATGTGGAAGTAATGATACAAAACAATTTAATAAAAAAGTAAATGGCATTTTCAACGATAACGATAGACTTCACTTCCATACCAAGCGAGAACGAAGTATTAAATATTAGTGAATCTAATTTAGGTTTAAGTCTAAATCAAATATTTAAGGTTGCAAGGTATGGAGCAGGGAATACAGAAATACCAGAGTATGACGATTTACTATCTCGTTACATTGGTTATATTCCAACGTATTATAAACAAGCCTTTGATTTAGATTACAATACTTCGAGTTTGTTTACAGTTGTAGCAACGAATGGAACGCTGTATTCTGGATTAGGTTCGGTTACTATTACAGCTAATTATGATAATGCGGTGTTTGCGACTGTTTTAAACAATACAGATGCAACGATAACAACTACAAATCATTACGTTGCTCCTGAGATACCCGATCCAATCATTCCAATAGTATTGCCTGACGCTACTATATTATCGAGGTCGCCTTATAATATTACAGTAACACCAACAATATTGTTTGACCAAATCATTATGAACTTGTACTTATACAAAGGACATAAAACAACCGATAAACCAATATTGCCAAACTATACTTTATCTAAAATCGTAGTGTATGCAGGACAGCCAAAGATAGCAATTGAGATTAGTAAGATAGTAAACGATTTTATAAAGAATAATTATACAGCCACTTTAGGAGGGGGAAGTCACGCTATAAGTCTAAACGATAGTACCTGGATTTATGCTGAAATGACGATGAAGTATTTAGACGAACCCGTTTATTATATCAATCAAACTTTATTCGCTTTGGATGGCTTCGGGTATCATACAGAATTAGCGAACCCTACTATCAACACAAACGTTTTAAGTAGCATTTCAAAGCATATCTTTTACAATGGTTCTACTTATCCATTGTACTTTAAAACAAAGAACCTAACCACTATAACAGTCAATGGGGTAAGCGTTCCGTTTAGTTATAGTCAGAATTTATCCAATCAATTAATAGGAATGGTTAATATCGGAGCGTATGCAAGTGTTGAGGGTTCGTTTAATGCGGTCTTTGTGTACTCAACAGGAACAGAAACGCACACTTTCGAGGTAAAAGAGGAATGTAAATACCCTGTTATTAACTGTGTATTCAAAAATAAGTACGGTTTCTGGCAAACAATACCCTTTAACAAGCTGTCAAAGAAAACAATCGACTTTGAAAGTCAGGATTTTATGCCTATTGTTTCCAATTTTGGAACGTATAATCTTAACTCACATAACAAAAAGACCTTTTTAAACAACGGAAAAGAGAAAGTAACAGTCAATACCGACTTTATCGGGGAGCATTATAACGATTTATTCAAAGAATTAATGCTAAGTGAGTTTGTTTATCTCGAAGAAAACGGACAAGTACTCCCGGTTAATATCGTTAAGAAATCATTTGAAAAGAAAACCAAACTAATTAATAAGTTGATTCAGTACTCAATGGATTTTGAATACAGTTTTGACTTAATGAATACCGTAATTTAATGAACGTATCTATTTACATACAAGGCAAACAGCTTGACTTATTTAAGGATGAGAATATCGAGATTAATTTATCGGTAAAAAACATATCTGACATTTCAAAGGTAGTAACGGATTTTACGCAAGGGTTTACTATTCCAGCAAGTCCGACTAATAACCAGATTTTAACGTATTGGTTTAATGCGGATGTAGATGGAACATTTAACGGAAACTTAAGAGTAGATTCTTATTTAGAAGTAAATAGCCTACCTTATAAATCGGGGGTAATTCAGTTAGACAATTGCAAGTTAAAAGATGGTTTGCCTTATTCGTATTCGATTACTTTTTTCAGTAATGCAGTAAGTTTAACGGATCGGTTCGGAGATAATTTACTAAGTGGTAATGCTGATGTGACCAAAGATTTAAACCTTACTACTTACAATCACAATTACGACATAGCAACGGTCACCGATGGAATGCACAAAGATACTATTTCAGGGGGCGATGTGTACTATCCTTTAATTACAGCCACAGGCGATTTAAACTATGGCGATAACTCAACCCGTGATATAATTTATGTATCTAATACGTTAAAGTTTACCGACTTCAAACCAGCCTTACGATTGATTCGTATTATCGAAGCTTTAGAGGTTACGTATGGAATAACTTTTTCAAGGGATTTCTTTGACCGAGCTTTGTTTTATAATTTGTTTATGTGGTTGCATAAAGAAACGGGAACGGTAGATAATGGGGGGCAAAGTTTATTAGTTGATTTCACAAGCGCAGGGAATATAACAGACCTTACAGGGGTTTTAATGAATTTAGGAACAAATGAATACACACAAGGCACTTCTACAAATTCAGCAGCGTACACAACAATAACACCGAGCGCAGGATATGAGACCGTACCTTATGGAGTTGAACGGTTATTAGATGGGGAGAGTTGGGGAGTTAGAACTAATTTAAAAGGAGTTACTACAACCCAATGGAAAACAGACAAAGACACAAAAAAACACACTTGGAAAGTTAGCGCAACAGAGGAATTTAAATTCACTACAACGCTAACGGTTACAACCGTAGCAATACTTGGATTTCCATCCGTTACAAAAACAGCCACTTTCGCAGAGCAAACCGTATTAGGGGATTTAGTAGTTAAGGATAACCTACCACAAATTAAGGTTAAGGATTTTATCAATAGTTTGATAACTCAATTTAATTTAATAATCAAACCGACCAGCGCAACGACTTTTTATATTGACACTTTAGATAATTGGTACGGTAAAGGAAAGACGTATGATATAACGGGTTTAGTTGACATAAAAGAAATAACAGTTGCTAAACCTGATATAAAAAAACAAATAGACTTTGCCTATCAAAAGACTGATGCCATCGCAGGAAAAGGATATTTTGATTTATACCAAGTAGGGTACGGAGATTTAAAAGCAAAGTATGATGTAAGCGGTTCGGATTTAAAGATAGAAAGTCAGTTTGAAAATATGATGTTTGAGCGTATGACAAACGATAACGTAAGTCCTAAAATACAAACTAATATACAATGTGGTTTATCTATTGACAAAGAATTAAAACCGTACAAAGGCAAACCAATACTGTTTTATAAAAATGGGCGGTTAGATTTAGCCACAAATATAAAAGTGTCTGGAGTTTCCATTCCTAAATTAACACATACAGCAACGGAGGATAATTTAGATTTTAATCAGGTAACAAACTCGTTAAACTTTGGAGATGAAAACTCAAGTTATTTCTATACACCAATAATAAAAGGATTGTATTATAACTTTTGGAAAACCTACATCGAAGATTTATTCAATCGTAAATGCAGGGTGTTAACGTTCAAATGTAAGATACCTATTTCGATACTTTATAATTTAGGGTTAAATGATAGGTTTATAATCGGGGATAAAAAATATAAGATTTCGACTTTAAAAGTAAACCTGATTAATTCAGATGCAACAGTAGAAGTCTTTACAGATTTTTCAGCACCCGTAGATAGCGCAAGTACAATATCGTTTATTACAGTTGATGCTTTACTTCCTACAGTTGACAGTCCTATGACCGTTGATAGTATTATTTCTACAGCACCTACGACCTCATACATTACCAATGGAATAAGTGCAACAACATACACAAGCACCAGAGCGAAAGAGCATTTTGAAATAGCAATAAAAGCCAACACAGGTTGGACAATTGCAACGGCTTCGAGTTGGATTACTATTAATAAAATGGCAGGAAAGCAAAGCGACTATGTACGAATCACAACGGCAGAAAATGCAACAGGAATAGAGCGCACAGGAACAGTAGTATTTACGATAGGAGTTACAGCTTACACACTAACAGTTACACAATTATTATGATAAAAGTAGTCATTGATTTACTCAACTCTAACGAGTGGTACGGTACGAAAAGCGAGATAATCGAAATCGCTAAAGGCAAGTATGAACTGCCAACAAACTTTAAGGGAACAATCGCAAAAATAAAAAGGATATGGCAATAGAGAAAGTAGTTAATATTAGGATTAATGATAATGTTTCAGTTGCTGACAAACACGTAAAAGATTTAGATAAATCCTTAAATAAATTAGAGGGTTCTAATAATAGTTTATCGGGTTCGATGAGGGATTCGAGTATGTCAGTATTAGAAAATGGCGGTGCAATGGGATTGCTTAACGATGCAACGGGAGGACTTGCTATGTCCGTTAAGGATGGGGTTGAATCATTGGCTTTATTTTCGCAAGGTAGTAAGATAGCAACAGCAGCAACAGCTTTACAAACTTGGGTAACGAATGGGGCAAACGTAGCAACAAAAGCATTTAGAGCCACTTTGATAAGCACAGGAATTGGGGCGGTTGTAGTATTGATTACTGCCTTAGTAGTTGCAATGTCAAATATGGAAAGTTCAGCAAAAAAAGCAGAACACGCACAAAAATTATTAAACGATGAAATAGAAAGAAGTAGCAGGGTTTTAAATGATGAATTATCTAATATTGATTACGTAGCCAAAGCACAAATATTAAGAGCAGAAGCACAAGGTAAAAGTGTAAAGGAAATACAGGCGATTGAAAGAGGGGCAAGTACTGAAAGATTAGCAGCGTTAAAAGCAGAGCAAAACAGACTTTTAGAATTACAAAAAACTAAAGGAATGACAGTTGAGCAAAGCCAAAAATTAAACGATGATTTACTTAAAAATAATTCAGCTTTTAATAAGGAAATACAAGGTCAAGAACTTGCAAGATTAACAATAGAAAGAGATACGGCAAATAAAGGCAGGGAAAATCAAACAAAAGCAAATGAAGAAAGTCAAGCGAAATCAAAAGAGCATAATGATAAATTATTAGCAGACCGAAAAGCGTACTTAGACAAAGCGAATGCGTTTGGAGAGGAGAATAATTTAAAAGCAGTTGATACCGATAAGATTAAAAGGGATGCGGATAAAATCGCAATGGAAGAAGATTTAGCCAACAAAGTTGCTATTGGGGATAACTGGGTAATTGAACAACGTAGAATTTCAGAACAAGAAATTTTAGACTTAGAAGAAGCTAACCTTAGAAAAATAGAAATAGAGCAAACTTTACAAGATGCAAAAAGAAACGCATTAGATACAGGTCTTGATATATTACAACAATTTGCAGGTAAAAACAAAAAAATTGCAATGGGTATATTGGTAATTCAAAAAGGATTAGCAATTGCGGATGTGATAGTTGGAGCGGCTAAATCAATTGCAGTAGCACAAGCAAATTTAGCAGCCGTTCCTGCGGTTATTGGTGTAGTTCCCAATCCAATGTATGCGGTACAAGCGGCAGCAACACTTAAAGGAATATTAGCTACAAAGATAACAGCAGCCACCTCTATTGCTTCGATAGTTGCAGCAGGAATAGGTCAGGCTTCATCTATAAGCGGTGGTGGTTCAGCAGGTGGTAATGATGGTGGCAGACAAAGCGCACCCCCACAATTTAACATAGTAGGGCAAAATTCAAACAATCAACTTGCTCAAAGCATAGGTAAAACTCAAAACAGACCAGTTGAAGCGTTTGTAGTTAGTGGCAATATGACTACAGCACAAAGTTTAGACCGCAATAGAATAGCAACAGCAACTTTTAACAATTAGATTATGGAAGAACAAGACGATCCTATCTTCGATGATATGGAATACGAGCAAAGCGATACACGTTATGAGGTAGTTTCAATTTGTAATCAGGCTTTAAACGCAGTTGATGGTTTTGATTCTTACTTAGAAGATGATAAAATACGAGTGAATGAGATTAAAAGAAAGGCATTACGATTAATAGAATATCATATTAATATGATGTATGATGAGAATTTTGAAGATTAAAAAAGAAACCCTATTTAGTTAGGGTTTTTTTGTGCTTATAAAATAAATGTGAGCCACTTTGTTCTTTTTGCATTATCTAAATATGGAAACGTACAAAGTAATATTCAAAGAGGGCGAGACTACAGGAGTGTATGGTATTTCACTTGTAGAAAATCCTGCAATGGATTCAATGTTTATTGCACTCAAAGAAGATACCAAACTACAATTAAAAGCAATCGACACCGAAAAAAGAATACTACTCGGAGCGGTGCTTATTCCAGAAAAACCAATATACAGAAATCAAGACGGCAAGGAGTTTAACATCGTATTTCCTGCCGAAACAATATTACTTGCTTCCCAAAATTTCTTAAAACAAAACTATCAAAGCAGTTCGACATTAGAGCATAACGAAGATATGAAGTTATCCGATGTGACATTCGTAGAGAGTTGGATTAAGGAAGATATGGTAAATGACAAGTCCGTACTACACGGATTCGATGAGCCAATAGGAACGTGGTTTGCTTCAATGAAAGTAGATAACGAGCAAGTATGGAATGACTATATCAAAACGGGAAAAGTAACGGGATTTTCAATAGATGGATTTTTCGACTTAGAGCAAATTAATTTAAACAAACAAGAAATGAATGTAAACGAAATCGTAGATGCGATTAAACAAGGGTTTGCTTCTTTGTCTTTGAAAAAAGAAACAGAGGTAAATCTTGGAAGTATTGCCAATGCAGATGGTAGTATCACTTTCAACTTTGAGGGAGATACCATAGCAGTTGGTACGCTTATGAGTATGACAGGCGCAGAGGGCGAAATGGAAGTTCCTGATGGGGATTACACTTTGGCTGATGGAATGGTTATTACAGTAGCAGGTTCAACAGTTGCAGAGATTGGAACACCAGAAGCAGAGGTCGAAGAAGAAAACGCACCAGCACCAATGGCAGCAGCACCAACAAGCGCACCCGTAGTAAAAAGCGAAAAATCTACACAAGAGGTTTTTTACCAATTGTCAAAAGAAGATTTAAACGCTATGACTTTAGAATTTGCCAATCAATTAGAGACTAAAATTTCAGAATTGAGAAACGAATTTAAAACAGAATTGGAAGCACAAGCACCAATCAGTTTGACAAAAAACAAACCAGCGAAAGAAATCGCTTGGGAAGAAATGACAGAATTACAAAAACGCAGAGCAACAAAATAATTTAAAAAAAAATAAACAATGGCAATTACTTATAACAGTATTGATATTAAAGGAGTAGCAGCAGAACCGATAATCGAAGAAATCTTATTCGAAAATGCTACCATAGGAAAAGGACTTGTAACATTTGAAGAAGATGTTAAAGCCGAAACAATTTTTACAGAAGCTACAGCATCTGCAACCCTACAAGCTTACACAAGTGGAGTACCTACTACAGCAGGTTCTTTGACCGCTTTTGATGTAGCCGTAACTCCAACTAAAGGTCAGTTTTACCAAACATTCGATCCTGCTAACTTACGTTTTTCAAGATTCAAAAAAGACATCAAGCCGGGTGCTTGGGAAATTATGTCAACAGAATTTGAAAGATTGTTAATCGGTGGATTGTATGCTAAACAAATCTCTTTGGCTTTAGAAAATGAGTTCTGGAATGGTGTTAAATCAACTACTAAAACAGCAGTTGCAGCACTTACAGCAGGAACTTTAAACACGGAAGTATCAACAACCGAAAAAGCACAAGTAGCAGCCTTAACAGCTTCTCAAATTGATGGTGTTTTAGTTAAAATGATTTACAACGATTCTAACGCTTCAGCAACAGCAGGAGTTGGAACACGTATCAAAGTTGTAGGAACTACAGTTACTGCAAGTGTAATCAAAGCAGAGTATGACAAAATCTTTGCCGCTATTCCAGCCGCTGCTTTGTCAGGTGCAGAACAACCTACTATCTACGCTCCAAGATCACACAGACAATTTATAATCGCAGCTAACAATGTTACTACTGATTATACTAAACCTTTTGATGTGGATGCAAGTGCGCAAAATATCTACTTCAACGGATTGAAAGTGGAATTTGTACCACTACCAGAGAAAGTAGTTATCGCAGCTTTGAAATCTAACTTGGTATGGTGTACTGATTTATTGTCTGATGTAAACACAATGAAAGTTGATTTTATCGCAGCGAACAGCGAACAAATGTTTATCAAAAACAATGTGACTATTGCTGCTCACGTAGTAAATCAAAAATTCAACGTATTGTACGCAGGATAAGAACAAGTAACGAGGGGAGATTAGTTTCTCCCCTTATTTTAAAACTAAAATAAATGGCTTGTGATATAACAAAAGGAAGAGGATTAGGATGTAAAGATTCTCGAATAGGAATTAAAAGCGTGGATTTTGCAGTCTTTAATGATGCAGTATTTACCACTACAGCAGGGGAAGTGACTGCTATTCCTGCAAGTATTACAGCGGTATTCAGATACCAAGTAAAAGGAACGGGTAATAAGTTTGAAGATGTAGGAACTATTAATCAAGAAAATAGAACGGTAGAATTTAAAAAATCATTGTCTTTAGTATTGCCTAAATTAGGAGTGACAAGTGAGGTTGAACTTTCTGCTTTATTGTACGGTAGAGTTTACGCATTTGTAAAAGATTATAACGGTAATGTAATTGTTTGCGGTGTTGAATCTGGAATGGATGCAACAACTTTAAACAAATCTACAGACACCCAATGTTATAATATTGCATTAGAAGCAATGGATAAGGTAATTAGTCCGTCTTTATCATCTACAGCGAAAACAGCTTTAGAAGTATTAGTTTCAGCAACAAATGTAGCACCGTAATTTTAACAATAACTTTATTAAACAAGCCACTATTTAAGTATAGTGGCTTTTTTATTGAGCCAAAAACAAACTTTTGCATTATAAAGGTATGAGTATAGAAGTAATCCAATTATCAAATTATATTAGACCACAAGTAAAAGAGGTGCAGTCTAAAGAATGGGTTTTAAATGGCGATAAAAACTCTTTCTATCAGTATATCATAGACCGTTACAATGGCAGTCCTACCAATAGAGCCATTATAGATAGCTACGCACAATTCATTTACGGCAAGGGTTTAATGAGTACGCAACAAGCAATAAAACCTTTATTGTTTGCTACCATCAAAACTATTTTAGGAAAGAATGATTTAAGAGCCATTTGTCAAGACTATGTTTTATTCGGCGAAGCATCCATCGAATTAATCTACAAAAAAGGCGAACTTAAACAAGCGAAGCACATACCTAAAAATAAAGTAGTTCCTCAAAAAATGGATGAGAACGGGGATATTTTAGGCTATTGGTATTCACAAGATTTTAACAACACCAGAAAATACGAGCCTGTATTTATCGATGCTTTCGGATTTAATAAAGTAAAAGAGGGTTCTTTAGTTTATGTTATTTCAGATTACCAAGTAGGGAAAACCTATTTTACAGACCCGTGCTATTTAGCAGGTTTACCTTATGCAGAATTAGAGGAAGAAATCGCTAACTATTGTATCAATCATATTAAAAACGGTTTGTCTTTCGGTCACATCGTTAATATGAATAATGGTACACCCGAAAGCGAAGATGTTAAAAGAGAAATTCAAAAAGATATTAAAGACAAATTAACAGGTTCACAAGGAGCAGGAAAATTTGTTTTAAACTTTAACGATAACAAAGAAAACGCTATCACAGTTGAAGCGTTGGAAGTTTCAGAAGCGCACAAGCAATACGAGTTTTTAAGTGCTGAATCAGGGCAAAAGATTATGATTTCGCACCGGGTAACTTCTCCAATCCTTTTTGGTATTAAAGACAATACAGGATTAGGTAATAATGCTAACGAAATGGAAAGCGCATTTAACGAATTAATGATTAATGTAATTGCACCTAAGAAAGAAGTTGTTTTAGATGCTTTAATGGAAATATTTACAGATGCAGGGTTAGTAATTGATTTAGATTTTATACCTCTTAGAAAGGTCGTACAACAAGCCACAACGTTAAGCGCACAAGTGCAATGCAATCACGACCATACAGACGATATGTTTGCCGATGCTTTATTAGAATTAGGGGAACAAATCGACCTTAACGAATGGGAAGCGATAGACGAAAGCGAGTATAATGCAGATTCAAAGGTTACAGAAACAGCATTAAATATGTCATCGTTACAATTGGCATACGCTCCGAGTGCTTTTGCAGAAAGAACAAGCGAACAAGACACTAAATTGTTCAAAATTAGATACGAATATAAGGGGAGTATGTCACCAGAAAGAGCGTTTTGTCGTAAAATGATGGGCGCAAATCTACTTTTTAGAAAGGAAGATATAGAAGCAGCGAGTAGAAAAGGGGTAAACAAAGGTTTTGGACCGGGTGGTGCAGACACTTACAACCTATTTTTATACAAAGGAGGTGTTAATTGTAAACATTTCTGGCAAAGAAGTATCTATCTAAAGAAAAACAACGACAGATTAACAGCTAAACAGGCGCAACAAATGATAAACGACCTCGATCCGAGCCTTAGAAAAGAAGCAAAATTCGAGCAAAACCCTATCGAGGTTGCAAAATGGACTTATGATTTACCAAATCACGGAGCTTTAAAATAAAAAACTATGGAAGCACTACTATTAAATGATTTGGACATTACAGAAAACACCCCTTTAGGGGGTAATATTGATGTAGATAAATTTAGATTTTGTATCGCTGATGCTCAGGTTTCTAAATTAGAGGAAATCTTAGGAGAAACTTTATACGAAAAGATTAAAACAGACTACACAGCGAACACTTTAACGGGTAATTATTCTATTTTATACACGAAGTACGTTAAACCGTTTTTAATCCATCAAAGTGCCGTAGAATATCTTTTAGTAGGTGCTTATATGGTTAGCAATGGAGGGATATTTAAAAACACCCCGATTAACGGAACACCCGTAGAAAAAAACGAAGTGGATTTCTTAGTACAAAACCAAAGAAGCAAAGCAGAAATGTATCAGGCACGACTTGAAAAATGGTTGGTTAGAAATGTACTTCCAGAATACAACACTTATTTAAACACTACCATAGTACCAGCAACACGACAAAGTTATGGCGGTTGGTATTTTGGTCAATCCTCAAACGATAATTTACCTAACAAATCATATAACGATTATGAAAGAGACTTCCCAAACGGATAAAGTAGATCACGTAAAAGTAGCACGACTGATTAAAAAAATCGAACTGTATTTATCAAAACAAAAAGAAACTAAAAAATAATGGCGCAACAAGTTATAAATATAGGTACGGTAGCAGGAGATGGAACAGGCGATAGTTTAAGAGAAAGCCAAAGAAAATCAAATGAAAACTTTAGCGAGATTTACACCCGTTACGCTCCCAACTTAGGAGTTGTAACGCCAACCGATACACCAGCAGGAACAGGAATAAACTATTGGGAATGTATCGAAGCAGGAACATACACAAATTTTGGTGGTGTTGTTTTAGGTGCTAACAGCAGAGGTACAATCTTTAGAAACTTATCAGGGGTATTTAGTATTAGTCAAGTTGCTTATGATGTATCAGGTAAATTAAACTTTTCCGATATTGCTGTTTATAATATCACAAAAGAAATCCCGCTTTCGGGTGGTTCATTTTATAATCTTACAACGGCAATTGCAACCGTTCCTGTTGCGATTAAAAAAATAGGATTAAAATTAACTTTTGAAAATTCTTTAGGGATTTGGAATACTTGGACTTTTACGGGTGTTGTAGGTGATTTTTCTAAACAAACCTTTTGGAAAAGTTCGGAAACAATTTATAAAAGAACAGATGTAAAGGATAGTTTAGCACCTGTGATAGATCCAACAGGATGGTTAAATAATGGAGTGTTCACAATTCCTTCAGGTGTTTCTTCAGCAGGAAAGTATTTTGGATATAATCTTGTTTCTTATGGTGTTTTAGATGTTTATATAAAAGTTATATCTACAATAAATCCATCGGGAATAATCATATCCGGAAATGGAACAAATATCACTGATGTAAATTGGAAATTACGAAGCGATGGAAAATATGAGTTTATTTCTTATTTAAAATTAGATTACGGTTCTTTCTTTCTGTATATAACTGGTCCTGCAACCTATGTCGGAAATCAAAACTTTTATTATGAGGAAGTTTCTTTATTAGAATTTCAGGATGTAGAATCTTCAATATCAACTATTCAAAAAGATATAAAAGAATTGCCAGAAGCTGTTGGAGCTATCAAAGAAAATATTTTTGAAAATGTTGTTAAATCAATTAATCCAGCAGGCGGAGCTTCTGCTATTACTAATGGGTTTAATATACCTATCGGGCAAACAGGAACAGGAAGTTATTTTGCCGTAACTCCCGAAGTTTTTAAATTCGATTCAAGTATTCGTGTTGGTCAAAAAATAAAATTTACTGCCACACTTGAAATCAGTAATTATTTGCAATTAACCCAACCGTTAAATTTTACGCCATTATTTCAAAAATTTAGAAACGGAGCGCAATTAGATAATAATTTTCCGGTTGTAGATTTTTCAGATACAATCACGGGAGCAAACCTAAGTAGAGTTGTTAATTTTTCTTATGTATTTACTCAAGATGATTTTGACAATGAGAATTATTATAGATTGTATGTACAATTAAACAATACTAATGCTGTGGCTTCTGCGGTGAATTTAGTAATGAGCAGTATTACTTTTTCTAAAATTAAATTTTTGAATGATAGGGTAAAAAATTTAGAATCTGATATTGTAAATAAAGCAGTAAATCCTATTTACACTATTATAACAGCAAAAAGAACTGGAACGGCTGATTTTGTAGGTAGAACAGCCATACAAGATGCGATTGATTCTATTACTGATGCAAGTGAGCAAAACCAATATATTATCAAAGCAAGTGGTATTTTTGAATGTACTGCTGCTGCTGATTATATTTTAGAAGTTGGAACAGGATTTTACCAATTAGTAGCAGGAAAAGACTATGTTCATCTTGATGGAACTGATCGAGATAATTGCATTATCACTTGTTCATTGCCTGATAATTTAGGTCTTGGATTCCCTTATCAACAATATCAAGGGGTTTGGTGGAATGTAAAAGCAGAAATTAATAATGTTACTATTATTGGTAAAAATTTACGATACCCTTTGCATATAGATGGTGGTGCTTACGGATGCGAAGATTTTGTTCAGTTTATTAAAAACAGTACTATTTGGCATCAAGGAAATACAAATAACGCTTTGTCTATTTGGGGCATCGGTACAGCTTTTGGTGTGGGAACTTCAAGCGGTCAAGAAATTATTGCCGAAAATTGCACTTTTAGAAATCCAAAAAACGGTTTGTATGCTCACGATAATTCAAACTTCAATAATTCTTCCACTGTAAAATATATTAACTGTGAGGTAATTACAGATAATGGAAATTCTGATGGGAATATTGTTGTTGAAAGTTTGGGTGCAGGAAATAAAAGCAAAACAATTATTGAAAATTGCAACATTACACCTGCCGCAATTAAATTGAATTTTACTAATATATCTAAAATTAATCTTTTAGCTGATAGTGCTAATTTTTTACTTGAAACCGATTTAGAGCCGAGAGCAATACGTAATTATCAAATTACAGACATTGCTTTAATGTTTAAAACACTTCTTACTGGTGGTAGCGCAACTATTTCATTTGTGAGTTCTTCAAGTGCGTTTAATGCATTAATTGGAGATTCTACCCAAACGGTTGAATATATCAATCGATATGGTTTCAAACAGTTAAAAGGGTATTCATACAGAAACGGAATCAATGGTTTGAACGCTTTTGCTTATGGCCTGTGGAATGTAATGGCAGATGCTTCAAGTAGTGATTATATTTGTGCATTGGGGAAAAGATTAGGCGATTGTTCGAGTGTAAATAAAACACTTGGAATTATTATTAATGGCACGACTTACAATGTGGTATTCGATAAAAATTATAATGGAACTGCGGTAGGTGTTGCTCCAAATTATTCAAACGCTACCATAATTGCTGAAATTAACGCTGTTATTGGTTCGGTTGCAACGTGCAGCACTTTTGCACCATCTGTAAATTATTACCCAAAATTTAAAGGAGTTGAAACGAGAGTAAACGCTGATACCACAGAATGTTTAAATGGAATGGGTGTTGTCTTTTTAGCCGATAACACATTTAGAAAAGCATTAAACGCTGACGGTTATATCGATGGAATTATTTTAGACGATTGCGGAGTTGGTCAAACTTCAAGAATCATTACAAGCGGCGAAATTTACAGCAACAATGTGGCGATAAGATTTTTTGCAAAAGAGATTTCAACAGCCACCAGGTCAATTGGAACACAAGCAGGAATTTCAGCAACAGCAGGAGTTTTTGATGTCACAGCAAGTCCAAAAGTTTTGATTTGTAAGCAAACGGATATTTATAAAATTATAAAATGAAACTAATAATCCTACTACTATTCGTTAATTTTTCAATTGCTCAAAACAGCATCGTTGCAGCAGGAAATCAAAGCGAAACATTCGGGGAAACATTCGCAATAATGCAGCAGGTCGATACGATAGTAGTAGTAGAAGTAAGTTTAGGAGTTCCAAAATACGAATATCCCGAAATAAAAATAACACCAAAGAAGAAAGTTTCTTTTTTACAATCGATAATTAATTTTTTAAAAACAATTTTTAAATAGAAAAATATGACAAATTGGAAAACAACAGTAATAGGGTTTTTAGCTTCGTTTTGGTTAATCGCTCAACCTATTATCACTAACGGGAGTTTTGATATTAAACGGGATTGGATGCAGTTAGTAGGTGCAATTATCACAGCTTCATTGGGGTATTTTACACAAGATAAAAAACCAACTGAATAATTAGAATATGGAAGATGCCCCGAAAAAAAGAATAAGCAAAAGTTGTATAATGGAAGAAAAAATTGACCGTTTAGAAAATCATTTTAAAGTTTATAAAACCGATATGACTGATGTAAAAGAAAGTGTCAGAAACATCGAATTTGCTTTGATAGGTTCTAATTTAAACGACCATAAAGGAATGGTTCATTTATTAGACGACATCGACAAACGAGTGCAAACTTTAGAAGATAAACAGATTTTAGCGGATGAGTTTTCTAATAACATTAAATGGTTTCAACGGGGATTATTGGGGATCATCTTCGCATACTTAACTTGGTTAATTACAAAATAATGAGATTAGACGAAAAATACAAATCACTTCTTAATTCCTATCACGTAAATACACCTTTACGGTTAGCGCACTTTATGGCTCAAATCGAACACGAAAGCGGATTGAAACCTATTTCTGAAAATTTGAATTATAGTGCTAAAGGACTTTCTACAACGTTTAAAAAATACTTTCCAACTATTGAATTAGCAAACGCATATCAAAGGCAACCCGAAAAGATAGCCAATAGAGTTTATGCAAATAGAATGGGGAATGGCAACGAGCAAAGCGGAGAGGGCTGGAAGTATCGAGGTCGTGGATTTTTGCAAATTACGGGCAAGGACAACTATTTAGTTTTGTCAAAAGATGCACGAATAGATTGTTTTGATAACCCGGATATATTATTACAAGAAGCCAACGCAATGATTTCAGCTTTGTGGTTTTGGAATAAAAATAAACTGAATGCTTTAGCTGATGTTGATAGTGTTGAAACCATTACAAAGAAAATTAACGGGGGATTTATAGGTTTAGCGCATCGAAAAGAATTATTAATAAAATGGAAATCAACACTTAAATTATGACAACATACAATTTTCCAAATCATACAAAGGGCGATACTTTCAAAGCAAGACAGATAACGCTTGGTTTTGATATTAC